CTCGATGACAAACTTCAGCATCGGGATCGCTTCCGGGGGCATTTTTGGCGTCAAATCGGTGACTTGTGACCCCTGTCCTAGGTTCACGTACCCAGCATTCCGGAACTGGCCGTAGCGCTCGTCGGTCAGACCGTTGTCGCCGGTGAAGGCCAGAATCTTGTCGATCTGCAAGCCGAACAGCCGCTTGATGTCGTCGGACCACGTCGACAGCAGTTCCTGCGGCTCGATCACGTCGACAAGCTCACTGCGGCCCCATATCCAATTGGTGTACTCGTTGGGCTGGATGAGATTGTAGGGGTGCTCGCACGGCACACCGAACAGGTTCGCCTTCTTGAACAGCGGCGCGATGATGATATCGGGCTCGACCATCAGGATGGTCGTGTAGTCCTTCTCATCCTGAACCCAGACCTCGTGCACCTGCACTAGCGGCGCGCCGATCTGTGGCCCCATGACGGCGTAGTTCGCGTTGTTGTTCAGCGAGACGATGCCGCCCGGAATGATATTGCCGCCGCCGTTGACGCCGGTCTGAAGCTGCGACGTCGACAGCACCTGGTGGAAATAGCTCTGCGGATCCCCGGCCGAGCCTCCGGTCTGCGCGTGGGTCTCGATGCGCCGGAACATGACTTCGGCGCCGGGCAGGTGCCAGATGCGTGACCACACTTCCGGCAGCGTCATCAAGGTCGTCTCGACCATCGCCGGCTGCTTATCGAGATCGGCCTCTGCCTCGTTGAACACGCCGAACTGCCACGGCATGACGAGGCGCGTGGTCGTCAGCACGGTCTCGCGCTGCTCCCAGGTCTTGACCTGGGGGATCTGTTTGAGAATGGCCGCACCGTATTTGAGCGAGTCGAACACGCCCCGGCCGAACAGCATGTCGGTGTCGGTCTTGCTCCAGCGCTTGGTCAGCTGCTTGCCGACGACGCCGGCGCGATCGAGCATCTGCTTGGGGTAAATGCGATCGTATTCGAGCGCGAACTTGAGTTCGACCGGGCTGAACAAGTGGGCGGCCGTCCGCTCCAAATGCTTGTACAGAAGGTTGATGTAAGACTTTTGTCCGTTGTAGCGGCCGGTCTCGGCGATCGAGTTGAGCAGACGGTAGTACGACGCGCGCATGCCGCTGGAGACGCGGCACTTCTCGATCAGGTCAGTCGTGAACGCGATGAGCTTGCGCTTGTCGTCGGCTGGTACCGTGATCATCCGCGACGCCTATACCCTGGATTCATCGTTTCCAAGGCAGGAGTATCGGACACGGCGAAGCCGCGGGTCAAGGCGGAGTGGTGGTTCTGCAGGACCGTACGCGCGCGGGCGCCGGCATTGGGCTCGGGGCCACTCTGGACCGCACCGGCGTATTGAGACCCGTCAGCACCGCGGAAACCGCCCACATTCTGGAGGTGCTGGGGCAGGGGCGGGGCAGCAATCGATCCTGGATGGATGGTCGGCCGCAGGTTGGTGATCTTGAGATCTGACATCTCTGAAGCCGATACGCCAGCCTGCTCGGCGGCGATCTGGGCGCGGATTTCGGAGCCTTTGGACATATCCTCGTAGACGCTGTCGACCCGCCTGGTCGCCTCGCGCGCGGCCGCGATCGAGGGCATGACGATATCATCGTCGGCACGATCGTGGCCGATACTCTGGTTGCAGCAAGGGCACTCCTCCGGGTAGCCCTCGGAGATGTTCCACGGAAAAGTCTGCCGGCAGAGCGTGCAACGGATTTTAACGGCCACGGGGTTGTCTCCAGCTGTTGCGGCTTAGCAAAAGCAACTGGTTCGTGCGAACCTTCTGCTTCTGGTCGAAGAACGACGATAGCGTGTTCTTGTTGAAAAGGGCAGCCTGGTCGACCACGGACGCCCGTTTCTTGGCAACCTCGGCCTCGCGCGTGCGGCGCCCGGAGATCAACTGCCGGCGGACCCGTTCCTCCCAGCAGTGGATGCCAAGGGCAGCCGCAAGCACCCGATCGTCCTTCATGCCGCTGGGTGCGCCGATGGAGTCGCCCTCGCGCTTGATCAGCTTCATCTCGTCGACAGTGTCTAGAGACCTAAAGCGAGCAGACCCATTAGCCACAAAGTCACGCATACGCTCCAGGATCGTAACCTTCTGCCGAGTGGTGGTGACGAAGTGATAATTGAAACCCGCGCCGAGTGAGTCCGGCCGGGTGTAGATGTACGTACGCACGTTGCGGAAAATGTCCTGGAGTCCACGGTCCTCGTACTCCTTGAAATTGTAGGCGTTGTCGATCTGGAATTTGAGCGAACGCAGTTCGTTGAACACCGCCGTGCCGGGGCCGTTGAGTTCGAGGATGTAGCGAACCTCGTTATTGCCGCCCCCGTACCAGCCGAGCAGCGACGCGATCACCCACGCCAGCTGGCGCGTATTGATCAGTGGGTAAGCGTACTCCGCCACCTGGTCGAGGCCGTCGGCGTAGCAGCGGAACACCTCGATAGCCGAGCGGGCGTTGTTTTCGTTCTCGCCGAACGCGGGGTCGACGCCCATGACGTAGGTGCCGTCAACGTCGGGCTCCTCCCAGACCTTCAACTCGATCTGACGCGGCACCGTCGTCGGGTAGATGCGGACATCGGTGAATTCTTGCCCGCGACCGTACATGTAGGTCTTGTACTTTTGCGAGACGAACTTGTTGGTCTGGTCAGTCAACTCCTGAGATGCGAAGAATACCGAACCGGTCTGCTGGAACGCTTCTTCGGCCGTCCAGGGCTGCTCCTGCATTTTTAGTGGATCGTCGTCCTCGGTTTTTTCCGCGTCGGAACGCAACGAAGGGTCCATTTTGCGACGGATCCAAGCGAGCTGCTCGGGGGTCACCTCGTGGCTGTAAAGCTCCTTGACAGCTTTGATCTTTGCGATCTCGCGCTCCGACGGCGGCCGCTCTCCATACATCGAGAAATCGATGTGACTGCGATCGATGCGCTGAGACTCCTTCGACCACCAACCGAGGAAGATGCACTTGCAGTGTGTGGGATCGGCCAGCGCCGCCTTGTACATGACCCACCACTGGTTATAGCCGCGTGCGGTGGACTCGTAAATGTAGAGCCTGTCGGGATTTTGATCCGACAGTGAGTTGCGAAATGCTTCCAGTCCCTCGTCGTTGTCCCACGAGCAGAGTTCGGAGCAGTGCGCGATCGACAGGCCGACGGAGCGACCGAGCTGACCGGAAGTCTTGCTCTTGCGGATGCCGGCCGACATGAACAGGATCTGCGACTGGTTCTCCAGTGTCAGGCCACCACGGTTATTCTTGTCGATGAACGGGAATTTGAGCGGCTTCGGTAAATCCTGAATCATCATCTCGATTTCGAGACGGAACTGGTTTTTGTTGGCGTCGGTGTCGAACACCAGGGCGCCTTTGACGCCGTGATGAATGCCTAATAGGAAAACAGTCAGCGCGCGAACGATGGTCGAGATGCCGAGCTGGCGCGATTTTAGGACATAAACCTCATGAATATCTTCCTCAAGCGCATCGAATACCTGCGCGATGAAGCGGCGCTGGCCATCGTAAAGCACCTCGCCGAGACAGACGCGGCCGAGGTCTTTCGAGTTGATGAAGCAGTGCCCGAGGAATTGGTAAAACGCCCGTTCGACGGTTGTGCGCTTGCGTTTGGTCCAGCCAGCCATGGCCTAACGTGGCATGCCAAAGCCCTGCTGGATAGCCCGCTTGTCGTCGATCGCCTTGAGTTCCAGCTGCGCCCTGGTCAAGATCGTCCCCCAGAACTGCGCCGGGTCTCCCTTGGCATCGAGCATCAAAAGCTCGATCTTCTCACCCCCCTGAGCCGGCGGGACAATCACGGCAGCGCCGCCGAAGTTCGAATCGGTATTGTGGTCGATCCGTGTAGCCATCTGGGTAAAGGGTGCGGAATTAGACATAGGAATGGGGGTACCTATTCTTGATGTCGGTGTTGAGCATGGTGCCGACCGACGGGGCGTTGGCGACGTCCCAGGCTAGATCCTCGGGCACGCCGGCGTAGGCCGACCGCTTACCCTTCTGCCAGGTAACGATCATCGCCGGTGGCTCCTCCTGCCACGAGATCATCGAGACGTTGGAGCTGTAGACGTCCTTGGACCATTTAACGGACACCAGCACCCCCCATGATCTCGCCTAAGATTGGCAGCAACGTAGCGTCATTGTCCTCGATCGTCTCGTCCGAATAGGCGAGGAACGGCACCTTCATGATCGGCGTGGTCTTGCCATCGTGATTGGGAATCAACTCCCAGCGATCCTTCGGCACCTTCCAGAGCAGGAGTCGACGCCGTGAC